TGTTTCCGCTTGATCCTGAGATATATTGTTGTGCGTTACCTAAAAAGAATTTATCTGTTTTAATATCTAACAATGATGTTTGATTACCATCTGTATCTGTTTGAAATCTAAAATAACTACCACTGTGAGCAATTGCTTCAATACCTACCCCATAATACTGTGTTGTTTGAGATGCATATGCGGGTGATTTTGCTAACTGCATAGATCCAGACCATATCATAAATCCTGAGCCTGTTGCTGCACTACCTGTTGCGTGATCAAATCCACCGTAATCTATATTTCTAATATTAGCCATGTTGCTCCTTATCTTTAACTAAATCCTTGCATTAATATTCCACCACCTATGAGTATAGATCCGGACAACACATTACTATTACCATCAATGTATGTATTACTTCCTACAAAATCTAGCGACTGAGTTGTTAATGTTATGTTAGCAATTTCACCTCGTGTATTATAAAACTCAAATTTAAAATCTAACACATCATCCGCTTGTGGTGTTTCTATCGGAAACTCTAAAAACGTGTGATTAGGTGTAAACCCATAATCATTAGCTCCTTCTAGTGATACATCTGAAAAATACCACTTACCTCTAGTGACAGCGAATATTATATGTGCATCTGTATCTAATGTAGGTGTATATGTTAATTCTAATAATCTTTCATCTATTCCAGGCAGTGAGTTAGCATTTAATGTCTGCTGTGTATTACTTACAAACCCTGCAGGTATAGCTACACTGGAGTTTATACTGGGATCACGTATAGGTATTCCATTGATAGCAGGAGCGTTGATAGGTCCGGAAGATAATATTTGGCTTGATAACCCTACAAATTGTGATACATTTGTTACAAACTGTGGAGCTTTATTACTTGTTTCTAGCGTTACTAATTTATGCCCTAGATTACGTAGATCTGTAGCTCCTATACCACTACCAGATATGTACACATCTATATATGATGATTTTACTTGATCAATAGTATCTGCTTCCGCTGTAACTTTAAATTTTAACTGATACTCGTTATCTTTATATATTTCAATACCTGTCTTTGTAGCTACCTTTAAGAAAGGGTCAGTGTGTATTGGTATAGCTGGATAGTTTGTTGATGCAGAAAGTTGTGTGCTACCTGATATTAACAGCGAAGATATCATTTGTGAATCATCATGCTTGCAATGTGTAACAGCTCCAGGTTGATTTACAGATTCAGACACCCAGAATGTATTTATAATTTCCTGACTTTTGTAATCACCCATTCTATCATATGCTAGTGATGACCCAACATTTATCAATAAATCTCTTTCTTGTAAAATTTCATGACCTACTTCTGTATAGTTTGCAAATCCGTGACTTTTCATTAATGTTTTTATAGAGTGAACTTTACCAACTATTGGATCAATATTTTTCAGTGTTACACTTGCGAAAGATTGTGAGTTAGTGGAGCCTGTTGCATATATAGCATCTTGCTGAAATTCTATATTGTAAGTTGATATAGGTCCAAATGATGTTACAGGGTATGCAGAATTAACAGTACCACCAGTTCCTACAGGAGATCCATTACCTCTCTGTGTGAGAGGTGTATACGTTGCTTGAATACCAAGTACGTAAGGGTCAACTTTAATTGTTGTATTATTTATTACTTGTGATATATATGATGAATATGCTGTATCTTCCCCTTGCTGTAGAGTGTAACCGGTTGGTAGTGTGAAGCTTGGTGTAGGTATAGTCAATAAACCACCAGCATGTGATGCAGAGAAGTTAGCTCCTGTAATAGTTACTGTTGCATCTCCAAAGCCGCTGTATGTATAGGTGAGTTGACCTTGATTTGTTTGATTTGCTATCGATGATCCTGCTACATATGTTTGTGTCAAATACTCTCGCTCGTATTCAAATATTTTAACAGCAGGTACATTTTGAAATATTATTGGTGTTTTATTTACTGCGTCAGGTTTAATTACCACCTCACGTGTCCATCGGATATTATATTGACCTCTCCAGTTTGCTGGAATTACACGACCACCTGGTCTTTGGGTAGCTATACCCATTATCTCTATTTTACCTAAACCTGGTGGTGTTTCTGGATATATCCAAATTCCTATAACTAACCTACCCGTTGAATCTATAAAATTATTTACATGGTGATATATTGGGTTCCCGTTAATGTCTGTAACTTGTATAAGAATTTCAGTACCTGATAATAACGTTTCGTTGTTACCATATATCTTAAACATATTCTTACCTGATGTTAGTTCATTAGGAATATCATCTAGTCTAAAATATGTTGAGTCAAACTGTGTTTGATTTATTAAAACAGTTTGATTAAACTCAGGTCGTAATGTTCCTATACGGCGTTGTAGCATTAATGTTCTCCAATATATCTACCCACTTCATGCGAGTATCGTATATAAATATCATAAAGTTAATAAATAACGTTACTTACACTACCTGTTCTGCTAATTTCTATCGTACCATCCACCATATCACGCATTACATCAATATGTGATATGATTAATATAAAATCAAATTGTAATTTTAAGTAGTCAAACAGCATGGCAATAGAATTTATGTTATTTGTATCTAAGTTACCAAACCCTTCATCAATAGCAAGAAATGTTGGTCGTGGTAAGCTTGATATATTAATTAATGCAACTCTAATAGCTAGTGAAGATACAAACTTCTCCATACCGGAAGTCATTTCTAGCGGCCATTGGTTATCATCCCCATATTTAATATAAGTTAATATATTCTTACCATCAACATCAAACACTAGTTTAAAGTCAACAATCTGAGATAATATATTATTTATCTCTTCTTCTATATATGGTAATGTATCAGATATTATTTCATATGGTATTCCATCACGTTGAATAGCATCTAAATAGTACTCATACGCTTTTAATTTTGTTTCAAGTGTATGTGCTTTTTTTATCTGATTATTAATATTTTTAAGTTCTGATTTAAGAACTTTTATATCACTATAACATAATTGACACTTATCATTAATACCATTTAACTCATGCTTAAGGGTGTTTTCGTCTATAGATAATTTATCAATCTTACTATTTATTTTTTTATTATCTTCGATCGCTTGTATATTATCGTGATATTTTTTTATTTTTTTATTTATTTCTTTTACAGTATGCTCAAGTCCAGTACGTTTATCTTTAGCTTGATAATATGCTATCCTACCAACATTACGCTCTCGTTCTATTGTATTTAACAGCTGTTGAATTTGTTGAATTTTATTATAATCATCTACAACACTGCCATTGTTATCTATAAACTTTGTATGTGTAGCTAACTCTTCTAAAACTTGACTTACCTTCTCTTTATCTAACACCAGCTCAGCACTCGTTACAGCTGCCATCTCGATGTATTCACTCTCACGATTCTTACAAAAATTGCAGTTAGGGTCAAAATCACGCTTTGTTTCTAATTTATCTAACTTATGTTTAACCTCAAGTTTAAGACGTTCGCGTTTGTTTTCTAATGCAGTTATCTTAACTTTTGTCTCGTTATATGTTACATACATATTATTAATAGAATCAACATCGTAAGATTTCAGTACCTCGTTTGCTTTTTTAGCTTTTAATTTATTACCATCTGCAACCATTTCATCAGATTCTAACCTCTTATTAATTATTTCTATCTGATTTTGTAATCCTATAAGTTCAAGTTCTAGTAGATTTATATCATCGAGTGGTACACGTTTATGTAGTGTCTTTGTTTCTGCTAGTATTTTCTTTTGTATAGTTTTAATATTCGACTCAACAACACTTTTCTCTACTTGATACTCACTATGTCTTGTAGTATCAATAACTAACTTCTCTTCTGCATCTATTAGTTGTTGTGAGTAGTCAGTACTGCCAAAATCTTTTAATAGAGCTTGTACGTCTCTAATTTCATTATTTGCCAAACTATACAACTCTTCAAATACAGTTATATCTAAAAACTGTGATAATAAGTCTTTCTTCTCGAATTGAGATTTGTCAATAAATCCAGTATTATTATTTTGAACAGAAAGTGCAGTTAATACAAAGTCATCATATTGACCTAAATATCCTTGAATGTTTTTATCTGTCTCTCTACGTTGCTCTCCATTAAGAGATACATTGTTACCATCCTCATCTACAAACCAAAAATCTACGTCAACTCTAACCTTACCCTTCATCCAACCCTTGGATATACGCTTTGCTTTCCGTTCAATAAAATAATCTGTACCATCTATCTCAAAGTTTAACTTACAGTGGAAGTTATTCTTTTTATTATTCATTATATCTGTAGCTAATTTACCTCTACTACATCTATCAAATATACAGAAGCATACTGAGTCGAGTATTGCAGACTTACCAGCATGATTAGGTGCAAATACTCCGATTACATCTCTAGCTTTTAAAAAGTTTATAGAGTTACCATCTCCATAACTAAACATGTTTGAAAACTCAAACGTTTTTAACTTCCATGTTACAGAACGTGAGATATCTTCATTCTGTAATAACTGATTTAGCGATTTATTTATAGATCTAACCTGACTTAACATATTATCATCTACATCATGGTTTTTCTTTATATAATCTTTAAGTAATTTATTTTGATAGTTTATATCACGCACATCACGTGTTAATGTTCTACTGGTTGTTGCATGACCTTTAATCTTATCTTGCTTAATAATAACCACATCATTAGCTCTACATTTCTGCTTTATACTCTTTAGTATAGTTTTTACCTCTGCTTCAGTGGTATTTTGTGTACGTAGTCTGAGCCTTGGATATTTAGGTATATCATCGATGTTAGGTAATACACCATCTTTTATATCTATAGTATAGAATCCATAGTTATTTGGTATGTCTGTATATTTAGGTTTTCGTGTCTTTACATCCCATACAGCAAATCCATGATGCTTAAATGCTTCACCAAAGTTTTGTTGAATTAATGAACCCGGGTAGCATATTGTTTTTTCTTTATCTACATATTGACGTTTATGTATATCACCTAGCAGGGATAAATCATACCCATTAAATAAATCAGCAGTATATTCATCACCGGTAACTTCGTAACCAATATCTGTTTTCGAAGACATCACAGGTCCATGAAACAAGGCTATTTTAGTTTCTGCTTCAAAAGTATCTGCTTTAATAAATTGAGATGGGTGATCGAATATACTGAATACAGTAAAGTGAACATCGCCGAATTGATACACTCCAGAATCTTTTAAGTAATGTAAATCTTTATGATTTAGATTATTTACCATAGGTGTTAATGCATCTAACCTACTTGTATTATTTAGATTAGTATCATGATTTCCTGTTATTACTATCGTAGGCCTTATATCTGCTAGCTTTTGTAAAAACTCCGATGTTATCGCTATTAACTCTGGTGATATATCCGTTTTATTATGAACAACATCACCTGCAACGTATATTAAACTATTTACAGGTAACTCTTTAGCTGCTTTATATAGGTGTTTGAAAACTTCCCTATACTCTTTATGTCTCTGATAATTCCTTATATGTATATCTGCAACATGTAATATCTTATCTACCTTTTTAAATCCTGTGTCAACCGTCTTTATCATTTAAACATACTTCCTAATTTTTTTAACATCAAACTACTTCCTGTAATATTGCTTGTAATTTGCTTCTTACTCAACATATCACGGTAACCTAAATCAGACGGATCCTTGTCACCTAACTCTATTAAATAAACATTAACACCATTATCAATAAAATATTGACATATATCTAATGCCTTTTTCCTTGCATCTGTATCAAGTGCTATGTATATATCCTTTACACTATGTTCGATAATTTGCTTCTTAAGATTATCTAATATTATTTTTCCAAATAATGGTATAGCATTACGCTTAACTGCTATAGCATCGAACGCTCCTTCTACAATCGTTACTGGTTCATTCCAGTTAACAAACAATTCAAAGCCAATAATATCTTTTGATACTTTTGGATTTTTATGTTTAAATGTAGAGTCTTTATAATAACTTCTACCTGTAAAGAAGTTTAACCTACCATCCTTATCATAACTAGGTATTATAATCATCTTATCGTATGGACCAGATTCACAATAACCTATACCATATCGTACAATATCTTCACGAGTAATACCTCTATTTTTTAGGTACATTAATGCATTACGAAACTCTGGGTTAGTTTTATTTCCACTTAATATTAACTGAAACTCACTGGGTAATGTGACATGATTTTCTACTGTAGCTTTAACTGGTATATATGAGTCTGTTTGAGTAGCTAAATCTTTCAGCTGTGATATAGATGCACCAACTTTCTTGAATAGTGTATATAACTTTCTTCCCTTAGCATTACATACCCAGCAATGCCAATATTGTGTACTCAAATCAACTTCTAATTTATGCTTGTAATGATTACATAAAGGACATTTGAATGACATATTATTACCGGATGTTTTCTTAGACCTACCCAGTACTGTTTCTACTAAACTTATTAAACTCATTACCTTAATATAAGAAAAATTGTGCGATTAACCAACGATTTCGGTTATTAATTCCTTTACATCAGCACCGATCACAACATTCCCAAATCTCCTTGGGCCTATACAATCATTATAATAATTATTATTTGATGCTACATGAAATCTATGATGAATATTTTCTTCTAAATAATTAACTTGTCCTTTCGTTCTTCCTAAGATAAGGATTTTATAGCAGAAATGCAACTTTCCGAGCGCTTTTATATCTTTATTTAATTCTTTAGATGAGCCTGTGTATTCTTTCCAGTTAGAATCTTTACGTATGACCTTACGTCTTGTCTTACCTTTCACTTTAACACGCCGAGTTGATCCGAAGTATTTCCGACCAATGTATTTTTTACCTGATTTTAAATTTGTGATTTGGTAAATAAATCCAAAGTAACCTTCCGGTGCTTCTAATAACTTTTTACCTTTATATAACCAATGACTCATGTATTACCATTTTTTACAAGACCAATAACCTGCAGATGTTTTATCCTTTTTCTGATCGCATTTGTGACGAGCTCTAAATGACTTTCTAGCTCCTGGATTATCTTTCTTTATAACCATACCTTTCTGACCAAAATTAACTTTAACTACATTACCTTTTGAATTCTTAACATATACTTTAAACTTTTTAACATCACCTTGCATAGGCTTGTTAAGTGCTACTTTCCGGCCTTGGTATTCTGCTTCTTCTATTGTTTGTTTTTTAAGATACTCTATAAGATTATGTTCGTTAACCTTTACACACACATCCTTACCATCTTTAGTTCCTGTATATCTATACCCATCCCAGCAAGCCTTACCATCAACACCTTTCTTCTTACCTTCGTTAGCTTTCTTCTTACCACGCTTCATATTCAACTGCCATCTAGCCATGCGACCTTTCTCACCATCTGATTTAGCTAACTTCTCTAACTGCGATATAGAAGCTCCTTTTGGTATACCAACTCGCTTTGATATTCCTTTTCTACCCGGCTTCTTACCATCAATAAAATTTTCCTTAACCTTCTTATACCCTGACCCATACGGAGCAGCTTTACCATCATGATTTTTAGCAACATTCTCATCTACACATGTATTACATCCACAACCACATCCTTCTGATAATGATTCAGATTTTCTATTTGCGCAAGAATTCTTACCTGACTTGTACGGTGTTTTATGAGCAGACCCTTTCACATGAGACCATCCACATTTATGACAGCATCCAGATTCACCTTTCTTTAATCTCTCATCTAGTTTAGGATGATACCCTAACCATACATGTTTATAGTCACCTAAACCTTCACCATGCTCTTCCCACTTACCATCTGGTAGTTCTTCAGCTGTTCTTACTTCTGCAGCAACAATATTATCGGGTGTGTCATACCAATATGCTACATCATATCCACCATCACTTCTCCACTTAACAACTAGCCCGCGCTTATGCTCATCAGTATCCGCCTGTAGTACAATTATCTTATCTGCTGGTAACTTTATAGATTCAGTTATTATTTGTTTAAGCTTTATCATTTAGGATTACCCATCATAATTTTTTTATGCATTACACCACCAATCTTTCTGCTATACCAACCGTCTCCATGCCATGTAACATTTTTACCTTTAAGTACCTTCTGCACTGTAGCCTCATCATCTACAATATTAACTCCACTTGAACTAAGTATATCATACATCCTACCACTCACCTCTACAAACCACCCTGACTTCTTAAGCTGCTGTATTTTGTTTTTTATTACCGATGATTTTGCAGGTTTAGACCCATCATGACCTAATCCAGTAGACTTCATTCCGTGCTTTTTCTTCTTATATATATTTACTGCATCTGGTTCAGGATCGTTATCTAAATCCACAGCATGCCAAACCTGTAACCCATCTAATGATATATCTGCAACTGTTTTGTAGTTTGCATGACCACCAATTGGTTTATAGGCTGTTTTAATAAGCTTTAAAATATCTTTTTTATATTTATCTAACTCACTACCTGATAGTTGCATCCACCTATTTTTAGGCATTGCAGGGCCTTGTGGTTTATCTCTCTCTGTTAATATGTCTTTTAATTTTATCATCTATTATAAATATCTATGTATCAAATTGAACGTTAAAAACAATGTCTAAGTCTTGTGGACTTTGTACAGGGCTAGCTAACTTACTTACTGCAAGTAGTTCGTTTGAATCATTATATAAACCGATGGTAGTAATAAACGGTGTAAATTCAGATGAAGTTGCAAACCCTTTCAGCTTAGCACTACTTTTATCATTATTTTTACGTGCTGTAGGATTAAATGTAATATTATACTCTTCATCTTCAACAACGCATTGATAATTATGTATTGTGTGATCTGTTGTACTTTTAAACTGCAGTTCATAATCATTTACCAATGTGGTATATGATGCAGACATATCTGTTACAACTGCAATACCATTATTATAAAATAAATTACCAACGATATCTGAATCACGGTAGTATGTCTTTAGTGATGTTATCTCTGCAGTTGTTATTGCTCTATTAAATAATCTATAATGATTTAAACTACCTTTGAATGGGTATATAAAATTTTTCGCTTTATTTGCAAATCTCGAAGTGAGGCCATTAGCTAATTCTACAAGTCCTGTGTTTTCTCGAGTTTTAAATCCCCATGGCCTAGCTCCTATAAATACATCCGTTGAATCATCATATATTGCTTCATTAGCAACAGGATCTGTCTTTACACCCTCCTGCAATGTACCATCTAACCACAGCTGCATCGAGCCAGTTGCAACTTGCATTACAACATGATGCCAACTATCATCATTAATTACTGATGAGGTAATAGAAGTTTCTACTGTACCTTTTCCTCGCTGAAATCTTAACTTACCTTTATCAGCACTAGTACTATTATATATTTGCAGCTCCCATGGTATATTCTCCGACCACTGTCTAGATGTTGTTATAACATTATATGTATGATCTCTCAACTGTCGTTCACTTGATTGACCGGTAGTTGTTACCAATGGTGACCACAATCCTGTAAAACTAGATGTCACGGATTGTGATACTGGTGCTTTAATCCATAGAGATAGCGCAAAGTCTTCATTCCATCTCCTCTCATTTGCTCCTAGTATGACAGAATTTTCTATCTGCACGATACTGTTAGAGCTAGATTCGATTGATTGTGACCCATGTAGTGTAATAAATGTCTGTTTATCTATTCCATAATTACCAGATGTGAATCGATCAAATGTTATGTTTGTACCAATAGGTTCTAATGGTGCATCTGATATATCTATTAATCTCGAGTTTTTGGTAGCATATTTATATTCAACACTTGGATTAGTTGTTTGGAACTTCCACCCATCATTAAAGTCACACTTAATTATATAATCACTTTTCTTGAAATTTTTGAATCCAGCTAATGCAGTTATCTTTGTATCACGTAAATTACCAACTCCATCATCACACAGTGTAGCACCTGCGTTACTCATTGTAAACGACTGTTCTTTTATTCGCCTACCAAATATGTTAGATGGTACACTTACAACATGTATATTACTATTAAGATCTCTTGTCTGCTGTGATAAGTATTGAGCATCACCTGACTTAGTTGAGTTTTCTACATCCGTGTAGTATAAGTGGTGTATGGAATCAAATATCTCTCGATTGTAGTAACCGTTTGTTGTTAATGTCTCTAATGCTATATTAGCACATGTAGAATCTCCAAAATCCCAATCACCACGTGAATAGTGCCCACTATAACTTACTACACTGTATGTACCAGCTGTTTCATCTGTTACAGTCCAATTCTTATGAGCAACATGTGTTTTATTTAATGCAGTGGTTTTTACTGACTTGTATATAAACATCTAACACCCCCTAGTGGTCAAGCTTTAAACGAAGTGTTGTTTCCCTCTCGAAATTTTTGAGTAATGGTTTACTTAATTTTGCAATAGCTAATAATTCATTACTATCATTATACAGCCCTACAGTAGTTATAAACGTCTGTGGATTTTGTATAAACGATGTATGTAGCAGTTGACCATTTAACTCACCATTTGAACCTGTTCGTTGATATGTATGGTTAGTGGAGTAATTATATTGTTGATTCTTACATCTAACAAAGTAGTGTGTAGATGTTACATCTTCTTCTGCTCTTACAGCGAAATACTTACCTCTGTTAATAGCATCGTAGAGCTTACCATTTTGTGCATCATTGGTGTTAGCAGAATTTGTAGCTCCTAACGCAAGTCCAAATGTACCCTGTGGTCCTGCAGCTGCTGCTCCTATAAGTTTGTCACCTCCGAAAGCTAATATACCTAATTCTGGATAAAACTTACCCCAGTAATGTGTGTTACCAGATCCATCAGCAAATACTCCATTTGTTTCAGACCCACTTACTATATTATACTCTAAATGTCCATTAACAACATTACCATTAGATATAGAACTATCATCCATTATTTCTAATATGCTTGTTGTGTAATGTCCTGCAGATGCTGACAAGTGCATGTACCAATTACCAGCATTCACACCTTGCTTGAATCTTGATCTATTCATTGCTAGAAAATACATTCTTGTGTTACCATCACCTTCAGCGTCTATAAATGTAGTGCTGTCCGTAGGATTATCAAGTAGTAGATTTCTAAATTGAGAATACACTGCTTTTGTCGGTGAGATACCAACTGTAGCTCCTGTCTGTCTTGCAGAACCAGATCCGTTTATGTGTCCATATGCAATAGAAAATTGCGTTTCTGCTGTTGTATCTGTTGTAGGATTTGCGTTATATAGTTCAAACTGATATTCACCTGCAGCACTTGCTACTTGAGCAGATGAAGTATGAAAAGCAGTTAAGCTTGCTACATTTCCTGTAAAAGCGGTAGATGTAACTCCTTGAACTACATTACCTATAATTATATCATCTGATGCAAAGGTTGTATATGCCATCTGTTATCTCCTAGTCTAACGATGAATCACGAGAAATCGTAATTGGAATCGTTACTGTACCACCTGTTGTTAACCCTGTTACAGTTAATGTGGTTGATTGTGTTTGTGTTATTGAGTAAGCAGTCAATTTAATTGACATGCCATTTACAGTTCCAGATAATTGATTACCTGTTCGTGGCGGTACATACCCTGCTGCTTGAATACCACCTCCTGCTATTGATACAGCCGCTCCTGCTGAATCAGTGCCAACTGATCCGTCTAATTGCATCTTAACAATATCTGTATTACCTAATGTGAAAGTATACCCACCGCTATTAGCTCCAGCTATATTTAATGTTTGTGGTGAAACTACAACTGATTGCCCTGCGCTAGTTAAACTAATAGCAGATTGTGCTGTAGTAACAACAGGTAAGATCTGTGTGTTTTTAGGTAATGTTACAAGCTTGTTAGTTAGTGCTTGTGTGTCATTTGTAAATGCTTCAAGCACTGGCATTCTCTCAATTGCCTGACCGTAAAATGCAGTTCCAAGATTGTGTGATGTGTCATAAAGTGCATAATTAACTTCATCATCGCTTAATGCAAATTTTGTTATGTTTAAGTTACCTTCTGCTAAACGCTGTCTTCCAAGCTTTGTTAGCACTGCGTCAACTGTTACAGATGTATTATCTAAATATCCCATGTTTACTCTCCTATTGTATATATTATAAATATACGTTTATTTAATTTTACCCTATCTGACGTTAATATTATTATTTTGTGCTTGCTGTATATTACCTACCGCTGGGTTGGCAGGTCTGTTAAGCGGGCTAGTTGGTTGATTGGCGGGTCTATTAAGCGGACTAGTTGGTCCACCCGCTCCTCTAACTGGTGTAACTTGTAATATGTTTGGATTAACTAATTGATATTCTGCTACCGGACCACCATCTATTGTATCTGTACTACCTACATTAAAATCAGGTGATGTCATTCTTGTACCATCAATTAATAATCTACGCTGTGCTAAACTTGTATCATATTGCGGCTGTACATCAACAAATGCTCCTGGTAAAGCTTCTACTTTCATATTTGTTATCCTTATCGTACCATCAGCACCATTATAATTGACTATAAACATTGGTGTGAAGTGTGTGAAGTTGTGTTGAACTGCCACACCTTTTTCAGGCATCTTACTTTGCGCGATAGCAGATATACCTGTAGATGTTGCGGTGTTTGTATTTTGTGATCTGCCACGTGTCTGTGCATTACCTAAATACCCTACCTTTGTAACATCTTTTCCTAAACCATGCTTAACACCTATATTTAATCCTAATGCGACAAAATAATTTGAATTGCTAAATGTTGCTGTCCCTGCAGTTGAGGAGTATTGTTGCAAAGTTCTTGGATCATTATCATATGTATCTATGAATTGACCGAACCCAGCATAAAAGAGAGCATCATCATCTTCAGCTAAGGATTGTGATACTGTTACAGTCATTCTATATAATGTGTTTGGTTGGTATGGTAAAGGGCTATTCCACTGCACCCATAATTGATCATCACCAGAATTATTACCTATTTGTACACCATCGCCTACAATAGAGCGTTCAGCTGTTCCAGTTATAATTCTCCAATTCTCATTAATATCGCTTGTACCATATATTGAGTTAGTAGGTACACCTGGTGTTGCAGAGTGTGTAACAAAAGATGTGAAGTTATCTTCAAATACTGTAATCCATCCAGAACCAGTTTTATTTGTACCTGCGACAGGTGCATTTAATGTATTGTATGTTGGTATTTGTATACGCGTTTCATGAGGTACTCTACGTGAATTTAATACTGTTAGCTGCTCACCTGATTCTGTTGCTTCTCCAAACACATCTTTTAAATATGTTGCTCCATCATATAGATTATAATAATTACTTGAACCACTTCGCTGCTGTGAAGGAGGAGCTCCTATTCCTATTGTACCTGTGAATGTTCCGTAATTGGATGCATCTTGAACACCTTGGCTTGGTACCTCACCGGGGAATGTGCTACCTGTGCGTAGTGTTATACTACTTTCTAAGTGAAGCGTTTCCTGTGATGCAGATAACGGTGTATTTAATTTGTGTCGCTCTAAAAGGTTAGGTCGAATCTCTATACCAACAATTGCATCTGCTCTTGCTGGTATCATGTCCTCGATTTGCTTGAACAGACCTTTGTTAAATGAGCGTAAATATTTTATAAAGGCCATGACACTATTACCCTCATCATACTTTTTAAAGTACAAGTTGTTTGTATCACGTAATGATGTGTATTCTGTTTTATAAGTATCTCTAGGATCACCTATATAGTCATCTAAATCAAATCCTCCAAACTGCATTGAGATATCTGTGTCGATTTGATCTGCAGGTGATAACACCACTGATACATCTTCTGAATCTAATGGATTGGAATCAAATGATGATACCTCAAATGATTTATCTCTAGCTAGTTGATTATTTTGTAATGTATTATCTTCTATCCTAACTTTATTAGAATGCTTAGAAGGGCCAGCTGTATGTGGTACTTTCACAAAGTATGTTTCTGATTTCGGGGAGTAATCGTCACTACCAAAAGAAGTGAAGTTTGCTGTACCACCTGTACCATTACTACCACCCCACCCTTGGTTAGCTGCATTAGGTAATGTACTTGCTAATGCTGTTACAGATGAGTGATTATACTTTTTACCATCTGTACCTAATGGTAATCTAATTAATAAGTCGTTGTATGCCATCTGCACTGTATCTCCTACAATAGATGTTGGTGCAAGTGTATGCTGATGGAATGCTGTATCACTTAGGTATTCAGCCCAAACACGTATCTCTTGAAATGAGCCAGAGTAGCTTTCAAACCCCGGTGTTGAGTCTGTATACTTCCACCCCCATAAAACAGTATCTATATCAGACCATGTAGTAGAATATGAAGAGCTATTACCTACGACAGTTCCTGAAGATTGGTGTGTGATTGTACCTTGTGAGTGTTCTGCAGCTTTTGCACACCTAATAACAAAACTTTGTGATGAAGGTGCTGAAGCTCCTGCATATGGATGTTCCGTTACTCCAAAGGATACATTCCACCAATCATTATCATAAATTGGCATATATTCTGTTGATGCTGATATTGCTGGTTGACCAGCTGATGAAGATATCTCAAATGTAAATCTACCATACTGTGCGTATACTGAAGCAGATCCTGCTGAAATTGCATCAACTGAGTCCCATCCAGATGCAGAAGAAGAGTGCTCCATTCTTACTTCCCATTCAGGACCTACACCCGGGGATGACGTTCCACGCGCTATATATTGTGACTGTTGTTTTGAGGTATCTACACGTACCTCATACATGGATGGTGATCTCAATGCTGTACCCGGTGTTGTTAACGAATTAACTGTTGAGTCACCTTGACCTTGCTGAAAATGATCATGTAGATTAACTATAACGTTACTACCGCTAAGATTAAGAGCATATGTAAATTTCTCTATCGCACGTTTATCATCTGTACGTGCTGTGGGTGCACCACCATACTCATCTATATTTAATATTGTTAACGGTACACCATATGAAGTTAGTAATGCTCTAATACCTCTTGATGTACCTTTTGTTTTTAGCAGCAATGGTAAGTTGTTTAATATACGCTTCCATGTCTGCTTTTCTATATCTTCGGAGGAGTGAGATTCTTTTACAACGTAGGTCTGTGTTGTACCTGAACCAGAAGCTTGATATGTACCTTGATCATTTGTACCTAATGCATACTCCCATAGTTCTGCTGTACTGTGCCCAGGGAATAAATCCCAACCAAATGATTTAGCGGTATCAAATAATAGATCTTTAGATAGTCCAGCATTAACAGACTCATCTCTTCTATATGATTCCTCTAAACCTTGTATTTGTAAATACACTTGATCGAAATGTTCACCAATCATATCAAAGAATAATTCATAGCTAGTACTTTGCTCATCCATTCGGATATGTGTCGGTATTATGTTACGTAATGCTGATTGGTTTTGTACATCCCATGTCTTTGCAGATACAAGTCTATCATTATACCAAGATATACCTTCAGATGATGTAACAGAGAATAAGTTATACCCTATCCCTGTTTTAGTATCCGATGATTTTGGCCATGTTGCTGATGATAAAATCTCTGTACCATTACCTGTATATACCGTTTCTGTAGAATGTGATGTGTAATAAAGATACTCTTCATAAGGGCTAAAGCTTGTTAATAATCCTTTAGTTAATGTATCAAACTGTAACTTGTTTGCTATAGAGGTTGCAGACCCCGTTACACTTCCATCGTTACCCACAAAACTATCTCCAAGGGCAGCTGATTTAGATACATAATGTTCTATTCGTGTTATTTTATACTTAAAGTTTTTTAACCTTTCTTCTGCAGAACTAAAGTGAACAAAATTTTCAAATTTTCTAAAATCTGTATTTGTTGTTATTAATCCTGAACTACTTATTATCATTCCCTCTAAACGATTTTGTATACCTGTAGTTGTTCCTACTAAATCCTCTTGATTTTTAGTTATTGTACCTTTGCTCGAGTTTTTATTTACTTCTAATCTTAAATTTGGACCTCGCAGTTCTGTGAATGTCTCATCTATCTGAAATGGTATATCTATTTCAACAGGTATTGTGTATGGTATAAATAGTGAACGTAATAGTTGCACTCTGTTACCAGCGTTTATACCAGCAGGTGCAGGAGTTGCTAATTTAAAAATAATAGTTTGTATCGACTCTGGATCTTCTTCACCTGGTATTTGCTTTGGGGTGTATGCATGCTCCATCCAATTAACAGATATTAAATCAACAACACTACCGTTTGGTTTAACAAACCTTAAATTTAAAGGCCATGAATCTTCATCAGACTCTAATCTACTACCTTCATCGGTGTCAACCATCCATCTTAAAAATTTACCATCCACATCTACTACATAATTACCACTATACCTTGCACTGTTATCAGGTCCAAAAGGTAACCCCAATGACTCTCTATGTGCATCATACTCTTCTTCGTTAGAAAACGATATACTCAATAATCGATTAATCTCACCTGTTGCAGAGTAATATACTGTAGCATTATCTTCCCACTTCCAATATCTACCTACCGGTATTGTGTTGTGTCTTTGATGTTGAGCAAAATCGATAAATGAGAGTATAGATTCATTATTTGATTTAATTCGTATCTCTTTACGTGATCTAGATAGTTCTACCACTTCACCTGCTGTAAACTGTATAGCTGCAGGTGACACCTCTTCAGGCCCTACCGTCCTAACTAAATTTATAGTACTACCTGGTCTAGCTATATTAGATGGAGCGGGAGCAGCTTCGTTATCTATATCATTATATAAATAACTTCTATACCCTGATATCTTAAGTGAGAACATCCCTGATGTCTCACCAAATGTATTTGCAACAAGCTGAAATGTATCTATCTGCAACGTCCCAGCACTATACTTAACACCTGATAAATTGCTTATATGTCCGACAACATTATTAACAACATTATCGTACTCATCAATTAATTCAATGTATAATCTATCTAAATTTGATGGTGCGTCTAGATAGTTCAAACCCTCTGTCACTGAAATTTGTGTTAGTAACGCAGGATCAAATTGTGGATTGGAGTATATATCTAATTGTATGTTTTCTTCGTTTTGTGGCATAGCTTATTATTCCTCTATGTGTCGATAACCAATTTCAAATATTCCTAAATCGATTGGCTGTAATGGGGTATCTAAATTTAACTCTTCTTCATTATAATTAATTACTTGCTCCCAATACCTTTTATACTTTCCTCTCTTACCATTATACTTACCTCTTACTTGGAATCCTATATGCATTTTCATTGTAAACGGTCCTGGCTTTTTTTGTATTTTATATAATCGTGAATTCCAATAATCTACCTCATCCATTAATATAGCAGACTTACGCCCATCTGTCCAATTTGTCACATTAATGCTAGATAAAAGATTACCACCACCATTCTTATACCCATCCTTTATTCTACCACCTTCAAATATTTCTGGGAATGCTAATTTTGCGTCTTGGTGGTTATTTTCTTTCCGATCTTTATTCTGCCACTTATCTTGTATCTGTGCACCACCTATACTTGAGATGTTTACACCATCAACGGTTAACACACCGTCTGTTTTTCTAAACTTTTTTCGCGTCGACTTACCTTTACCATACCCTTTGAATAAAAACCTAAAGTATACATCTCTCGGCCCATATCGTGGGTCTGGAAAGAAGATTGCACTTCTATAGCTATCGCTTGCTGGATCTTCATCTGCTATAAACTGCCC